TACGAGCGGCACTTGCACAGTTTCTACGGCATCATCTTTAGCGTTGGCACAATATGGAGGTGGCACGCTTGTTTTCCAAAGTGCTAGTGCTGCTACTTTTTTTAGCCAACAGTCAGCGTCATACGGCACCGCTACAGGTGGCACATCATCAAGCATTACGGTTAGCAGCGTCAATTACACGCTTCTTACATTTTCGGCAGACGCGAATCTCGTTGTCGGTCGTGCTGGCTTATTTGATTTAATGCTTGTTGCGGGCGGCGGTGGCGGTGGTAATTATTCATCAACAGAAAATGCGGGCGGTGGTGGCGCTGGCGGCATTGCAGTTGCAACCGTCTATCTTGCAGCGGCTACCTACGCAGTAGACATCGGCGCAGGCGGCGCTGCAACATTAAAAGGCTTAGACAGCACGCTTGGCAGTGTCACAGTTGGTTCTACCGTTGCACCTACCGCAGTTGGTGGTGGTGCAGGTTATGGTACTGGCGGCGGCTCACAGTCAATTGGTGGTAGCGGTGGTGCAGGTAGAAACACGGCTGCAAGTTTCGCAGGAATACTTGGTCAAGGCTTTGCGTCTGGCGCTGGTCAAGGTTCGCTAGGTGACGGCAACGGCGCAGGCGGTGGCGGTGGAGCAGGTGCAGTTGGCGGTGCTGGCACAACATCCGTTGGCGGTGCTGGTGGCGCAGGAATAAGCATCGCATCATTTATTCAAACCGCAACAACAGTTGCGGGTGGCGGTGGCGGTCAAAGATATAGCGGTTCATCTGGTGCTGGCGGTGCTGGCGGCGGTGGTGCAGGTGGCACTACAAGCACAGGCACGGCAGGCACAGCAAACACAGGTGGCGGCGGTGGCGGCGGTTTTAACGGTGGCGCAGGTGGTAGCGGTGTCGTTTATGTAAGGTTTAAAGTATGAGCGTGCCACAGTATTTTGCTCAAATTAACGATGACAACATTGTCATTGATGTTGCAGTTGTAACACATTTATTTATGCAAGAAAACCCAGAGCGTTATCCCGGCACATGGATTGAAACATTTATTAATTTGCCTAACAAAACTTACGCAGGTATCGGCTACACATGGAACGGCACAGACTTTGTTGCGCCACCGGCTGATAATTCTTAGCGTCATGCTTGCACTTGTCCCGATCGCTTGCACCCGTGAACGCAGTAACGCGCCACACAAAACACGCAACAGCGCGCTAATTACAGGTTGCGAAACAGTAAGGCAATGCGACAATGGCTAAAGATCGATCAGAAATTGACTACCTACACGCACGCATGATTGTGTTCGTAGGTTGCACCATTGCAGTCTGTTTCGCGATGACCGTCATCGGCTTTGTGTACGGTCTGCTATTCGTAGATCAACCAGTCGAGCAAGCGCCAAACGACGCAGCGTTTATTGACTTGCTCAAAACATTGTCAATCTTTATGACAGGCACATTAAGCGGTCTTGTAGCTGCCAACGGTCTTAAACGAAAACCAGACGATGCCAGTATTACCAGCACTCCCTAAAGTCGTCGGCTCTAAGCCGTACACAGGTAACAGCGACGGAGAAGCTGCAGGCCCACGCGCTGGCATGGACGAATGGATTAGGCAAGCCATCAAACACGGCAAAGGCGCATTTTGGAATAACGGTTCTTACGGTGTGCGTATGATGCGCGGATCTGAAACATCTTTATCCGTTCACGCCACTGGGCGAGCATGGGATGCCTCATACCGAATGTCCCAAGAACACCAAGGCGCAAACCGCAAAGACACAATTGCTTTCATCAACATTGTTCTTGCTAACGCCAACGCTCTCGGTGTTGAGTGTGTACTTGATTACTTTCCTAAAGCTTTCGGTCGAGGATGGCGCTGTGATCGACAAGCTTGGAAGTCATACAGCAAACCCGAAATACACGGCGCACCCGGCGGAGACTGGCTACACATTGAGATCTCGCCTGCAATGGCAGATAACCCAAACGCCGTAAAACAGGCATTTGACAGGGTGTTCACCGAAATCCCCCACTGACGCACACAGATCCTCTATGGTCGATGTACCGACGATAGGAGTACAAACATGAGCGAAACAAAAGTCTTCATCTACGAAGTCGGTCGATGCTCAATGGACAACGGACAAGAAATCCTTGTACAGATCTTTCGACACGAAGATACCCACAAAATCATCCGCGCCCAAATCGCTTTCCGAACATTGGCAGGCGACAGTTGGGGCGTACCTACAGAACTGGACTTTGAAAAATGAGCTATTTAACGATCAAATTAGGTGCATGGGTCATTACAGGCTTGGCAGCGTTTACGCTTCTCTGGGGGGCTAGTAAGCCGTCTGAGAGCCAACCAGCGATAACTGGGCAGATCACCACCGTTCTAAACAGCGTCGTACCACCACCACCGTTAACAACAGGCACAATTCCAACGGTCAAGGGTTGCGCGGAATATGTAGCCGATGCAATCACCGCTGGATTCCCTGCCAGTGAAACTCAAACCATTGCGCGAATAATCATGCGCGAAAGCGGATGCAACCCACTTGCCTTCAATCGTGAAGACAGCAACGGCGGTAGTCGAGGGCTATTCCAAATCAACGGTATTTGGTGCAACAAATCTAAAGCATGGCCCAACGGCTGGCTACAAGCAAAAGGAATTATTACAAGCTGCAAGGATCTATTTGACTCAACAAAAAACACAAACTCTGCACTAGCCATATGGCAACATAGTGGAGGTTGGTCGCCTTGGAACCTTCCCATGCTGCCATGAGCGACCAACCATTTAACGAAATAGGAATAACCAACGAAACGAGGAAAGCAATGTATCCCGACAACTACAGCGACAAACTAGGAAAAGTATTCGGCGAAATGATAGACGACATTGTGCGACCTAATCATGTGGCGCGCCCAATAGATCGACTAGACGATCACGAAATATTGTTGGACGAACTAACGATCATGTATGACGCGCACATGACTATCGGCGGAGAACAAAACCGCTTTAATGCCAGCATCCTTCGTGCGGCGATAAATGTTATACGCGCCCTGTAAAGCGTGCGGCCTAACAATGCACGGCACACGGTACAGACATAACCCAGAAAAAGTTATGTGGTTACACCCCGGCTTAAAAGCGTGTACTAAGGTAAAACCAATAAACCCGACAAACAGAAAGAACCCGACATGAATGACCAAATGCAAATGTTTCATCCGTCCAACGGCTTAGAGGGATATCGAGAACGCCTCGTACAACGAAACACGGTGACGATCTCACCATCAGCCAAACCGACATCAGCGGCAGCTGCACTACGCGCATTACCTCGCACAGGCACATACCGCAAACGCATCTATGACTATCTGATCCAAACAGGCGGCGCGACAGATGAAGAAATAGAGCGCGCACTGGGCATTTCAGGTAACACGGTACGCCCTACACGCGGATCACTTGTCAAAGATCGACTAGTTGTAGAAACCGATGTAGAACGACCAACCAAGTCTGGAAATATGGCGATCGTTTGGATGGCGCTCTAATGGCACACTTTGACTTATCGCTTTATGAGACCGTCGCACAGCGTCTAGAACGCTTCTGGACTGCGTACCCACACGGACAGATCGTGACGAACATGATGCACTACGACGGCTCAACAGTAATCTTCCGATGCGAGTCCTTTGACAACGATGGACGGCTTTTGTCTACAGGTTGGGCGCATGAAGAATACGGCAACAGTCCTGTCAATAAAACTTCGTTTCTTGAAAATTGTTGTACCAGCGCGATTGGTAGGTGCATTTCAAATGGACCGCTAGGACACACTGGCGAGCGTGCCTCATCAGAAGAAATGGCAAAAGTAAACCGCGTGAACAGTACGCCTGCACCCGATTCATTCGGCGGGGCAACACCTAAACAGATCGGCTTTCTTAAGTCATTAGCCCGGGGTAAAGCATGGGATGACTTCCAGCTGCTTGAGTTCATTCATAAGACCCTCGGCGTTGATGATGTAGTGATCGAGACATTGTCATCGGGGCAGTGTCGAGTGCTAATAGACAGGATGAAAGCATGAGCAACCCAAACGAACAATATGACCGTTTACACGATCATTGTCAAGCGATAGCGCGCGAACGCGACTGGGCAAACCAAGAAATTGAGCGACTAAAACTTGAATTAAATCTTGTCATTAACCAAATGAGCAAAACCTTGCACGATGTTAGAGATGAATTGGAATTAGCCCACGAAGCATTACGAAGGCAAATGCCATGAGTCGCACAGTATGGCTTGCATTGGCGTTTACCGTCATATGTGCAGCTCTTATGGTGAGGTCTGATAAGAAGTAAACCCTTTTACAATTGGCGAGTAGCAAGGCCGTACATCGTTCGCATGATGCGGGGCTAATCCTTGGGAACAAGGTTTGATCGGCGCGCCCAAAACCTGCAACACGAAAGGCACTGGGCAACGCGCCGAGGCGACCCGTAAACATAATCGGGTAGATGTGCAAGGTAATCGGATTGAGGCAGCCCGATGGGTAGATCATCATCACTCTGTCTCAAATTACCATTACAGTCAGATAACAACAAACAAACACAACAGAGATGAACCCGACATGAAACATCACTTACAACAAACAGAGAGCAAGCCGCTCCCTTGCGGCGCGGTAGCAAATGGGTAAAGCACACCAATCCCCCGAATACCAACGCAACCGCAAACGCCTACTATCAGAGCGCGGCATCAGTTGCCATTGGTGTGGATCAACAGAGAACCTCACAGCCGATCACCTACTCGAAGTAGACGCAGGAGGTGGACATGAGGCAGAAAACTTGGTCGTGGCTTGTGCCAGTTGCAATAACATTCGCGGACACCGATATGTTTCACAAAAAAATGCACACAAAATAAATGCAAGAAAAAACATTACAAAAGTAGACAACGCTTTTTTATTGCAGAAAATACAAACCCCGACCCAAGTCTTTCCTCTATCCGATGGCCCTAACCAGCCCGAACTGGCGCTGACTGGCCATGACCAGCCCCGATTGGAAACGGTTCTCCCTGATGCTGCCGGGTCTTACGCTGACGCGGTTAGGGATTGGGCTTTGGAGCATATGGATGTCACGCTTATGCCTTGGCAGGTACACGCTTTGCATGGTCAGCTGTTGCATGATGAGAATGGTGATCTTCTTCATCGCACATCGTTGGTGTCGACGGCGCGTCAGAACGGTAAGACGGTTGCATTGGGGGCGCTTGTTGGTTGGTGGCTTACAGAGATGCCTAAAATACGGGGAAAGAAACAGAAAGTGCTTTCCACAGCAAACCGACTTGACTTGGCGGTCAGTTTGTTTGATGCGCTTGCTGACATTCTTGAAATTAGGTTTGCTGCCAAAATTATTAGAGCATATGGGCGTAACGCGGTAGAGATGCCTGACGGATCACGCTGGACGATCAGAGCTGCAAAGCCTTCTGTGGGTCACGGTACAGATAACGATCTAGTGCTAGTCGATGAGCTGTGGGATATTGCAACGATTGCTATTGACGGCGGTTTGATC